TGCCGCTGACCGGTTGCCAGTGTTGGTTGCCGCTGACTGGTCGCCAGTGTTGGTTGCCGCTGACTGGTCGCCAGTGTTGGTTGCCGCTGACCGGTTGCCATTCATTATCTGCTGTTCAAGCGACTTATCAACTTTGCTCCAGATCCAATCAATCCCGCGCTGAATAAACTGAGGGAGGGTTAGTTCTGCTGTGATGGTTATGCTGGCGCTTGCGATTTTTGTATCGCCATCCTCTTCACGGTCAATAGTGCCAAACGACTCGGTGACCGCGTACCGACTATTGGCCGGCGAGTAATATCCGAAAACATCAAATGGTGCTTCACAAGCGTGGAAGCCAGAACCACATGCTTCAACTTTCCCCTCATGCGTGAACGTTTTCCCTATTTCGAACTGGTAGCCACGACACTGAAGCTTCTGGTCAAAGCCTTTAAAGGTAATCACTGTTTCTTTGCTCATGCGGTCATCCTCAATTTTTAAGCATTAAAAAAGCCGCATTAAGCAGCTCGTTGTTTGTTTCAGTGGTCTTATTGCTGCCACCGGTTAAGTGGCAGGGGTAAGGTCACTGGCTAAATTCCGTTAACGCCTTTAGCTTGGAGCGCTGCCACTACTTCTGGCGTCCTAGCATCCCCGTCTCGATTAAGTCCGCAAGAGGAGCAAAACATTGCCGGAAGAACCATGCCGTGCCAGAAGCCATCATTGTAACCGCCGGATAACTTTTCCTCTGCGCCGCAATGTTCACACTCAAGCTTTCCGTAAAGGTCGCGACCGTTACCATCTTTCAGGCTTTTAATTTTCATCATTCATTCCTCATTTACCCGCCAATAAAAAAGGCCGCGTTATGCGACCCAACTTCTACTCTGCTAATAATCCCGCTACAACTTTTTGCGCAACCTCAACTGCTTCGCTTAGTTTTTCCTTTCTTTCGGTTAGAACTTCACGCTGAGTTAGCAATGCTTCATAAAGAAAGTCGATGTCTGCCGTGGCATTAATTGAAATGTTGTTTCCTATGGCTATAACTAATTCAAGTCCGTATTTTTCTCGCTGGCTAATGACATGATTAACTCGGTCTAGTCGGTGATTTATGGACTGAACTTCTTGAAGTAATTTATTAAGTTCCATTCTCTTACCCCTTAACTATGTGGTGGGCTTCTTGTTCCGGTTCAGTAATCACAACGCTCAGCGTCATTACTCGACCGTCTGCATATATCCATTTAATCGGCTTGCCATCATGAGCCAGCTTGTCAGCGACGATGCCGATTACTTGGTCGGTAACATCAAACTTATCTGCCGTGAAAATTCGTACACCCTCAGCCATTCCTTTGGCTGGCTTGCTGCGTCCTGCATAAATCTTTCCGGTAAGTGGCGAGTAACCAAGCGTTATAGGGTTAGCCATTATTTGTGCCTCTGAATTTTTTAAGATGTTTATCAATCAGGATTAGCGCTTCATCGAAGTAGGCTTTCTGTTCTTCGCAGTGGCCTTTGATGTGCATTTTCTCTGCGTGGCAATATCCGCCAGGCGACCATGCATTAATGGCATGAACCACCATTATTCTCTGCTTGCGTAGGCCTTCTTCTGAGTGCAAATTGCTGTTAATTGACGTCATTAATACCGCGTTAGGCTTAACTGTCATACCTACCTCGCTGTTAGTGATTCTGACTTACGGAAGCCTGCTGCAAACTTAGCTACCTGTGGTAAGCAGGTCTTACCGCCAGACTTCTTTGCTGTAGGCTCCGTGAAGCATTTACGACGCGCATCCCTTATCTTTGCTAGGTCGCAATCTTTCGCGCCCTTGTGGTGCTTCTCGATGTGCATAAGCGGTATTCTTGGATTGAAGTTCAACCCACACACCGGACAGCGAATTTCATTTTTCATACTCACCTCTCGTTTAGAGAACTTATTACTGCCGCCTCGAACTGACAGCGACAGGGTATAAATTCACTTCTCCTTTAAAGAACACTTAGCGGTCGATCCCTCTCGGGGCCGGAAGTGATTACATCGCTCACTTCGGTGCGTGTTGCTTAGTTGGCGTCCTGCCGTGTTGATGGAATAGATAATAGCTTTGGATATATTCCATGTAAATAGCCAAAGGTATAATTATATAGATAAAGCTATTTAGTTATTGATTGATAAAGGAATTTATTTTTAAAAATATGCAGACGTGACCCTTTCTCACCCATCTATCAGGCGTGAAAAGTGTGAGGTGTGTAGTGTTTAAAGCGGGTAGGGTGGTGAGATTGTCAGATTACAGGCACAAAAAACCCGGCAGCGGGGCCGGGTTAAGCGTGGGGTCAGTGTGGGGATGGCAGTTCAGGCCTGCGGACCGCCTCAAGTAAGCTTTCGATATCTTCGATCTCGCCTTTCTTTTTCTTTCTTTCAAGGTATGCAGGGAGATTCTCCACCGCGTATGTTGCGTAAAGCCACTTTCTAAAATCACCCAGAGCTTCAATTGGATAAATCCACGGCTTAATGAATGAGTTTGCTGCTGCCTGTCTGTAGCTATCTGGATATCTATGTGAAAACTTCACCCTTGGACGATACTTTTCTTCCATTTCATTGGCGCTCCAGTATTTACCCCAAGCGCCACCAACACTTCCATCAGGAACGGTATGATCGTTGACTGGCAGCCCACCATTAACAAGATGAACCATTAAATCGGCTATTTCACGGAAAACAGAGAAGTAATCATACGGAAGTTGATCGTTAAGGAGGATTCTCTCTTGGTAGTTTATCCAAGATTGAGTGATTTGATTTTCATGATAACCGGTTTTGCTATAGATGAATCGCTTGAACGAATCTCTGGCAAGAATTCTATAATTATTTCTGGCAGTTTCAGCATTAGACTGGCTGGCATCAAATGCATAATACTCCAGCACCGCCATGCAAACCTCACCTGTATAAGCATGAACCTCACCACCAACCCCTCTTGTCCTAATGTACAAAGACTCGCCAGAGTGACCCTGAGTTATAAGCGCCTCGAGAATTTTTCTTCCGCGGGGCTTTAGTTTTTCACTTTCCCAATTAGATGCAATGGCTTGGATAGCTGACGGCACAACACCGCACATTGTTGCAAGGCCTCGCATATTTAAATATGGGGACCCGTCTGAGAGTATCCCCATTTGAATGCCGTCTATTTCGACTTCTCTTACAGGAACCAGAGTTAAATTTAGCTGTACACCACTAGAGGGTATTCTTTTGTTATCCATATGAATTACCTTAGATTTTATTGTTCACCAAAATAACCCTGGAAATCTTAACGCGCTCCGGTCTTTGCCAGATTCGCTGTATTTGTTTACCCACCCCTCTATGGGCTAGCAGTGAAGATAAACGATAACACCTGGCTAACCCATTGAGCTATTCTCTCTGATGTGCGGTTGGCGTATAGGAGACCTATGATAGCTATCACAATCAGAATGATTGGAACTGCATAGTTTTTCATTGCGCCCCCTAAGTTATGGGCTAGCAGTGGGTTAGACCAGCATCACCGAATAATGAATGACTCGACCAATAATCTTCACATCATCCATATCCGCTTCTTCGTCAGGGAATTCGTCTTTGTTGTAGCTGCGAATGCTCAACTTTCTGCCCGGCAGCCGATAAAGCAGCTTCACTCTGAAAAACTCATCTTGGTCTATTGCGTAAATCGCTCCATCAACAATGCGATTATTGGCACAATCAACAGTCACTGTTGTTCCGTCAGGCAGCACCGGTTCCATGCTATTTCCATGAACAGGGAAGGCCATGACGCTCTTTGGATCTGCTCCAGCTCTGCGCAAAGTTGTCTTTGAAAATCGCAATTTAAAGCCATTGTAATCTTCATTGTTTGAACAGCCATTACCAGCAGCTAACTCTATGCTTTTATAGTAAGGAATTTCTACGTCATCCTCTCCAAGCGGGGTGGAACTGTCCCATACCTCAACACCAGCCCATTCGCTTTCAGGCGGTATCGTTGATCCTGGGTGGTGTGGTTTTGCTCCGTCTTCTCGCATTGGCTCTATTCCTTCACTAAGCCACTCAGGGCGAACGCCTAATACCCTGGCTATCTGAACGGATTTCCTTGAAGAGCTGGCTTTTCCTGAAGTTAGTTTCCATACGCTAGGTTGTGCCATGCCTACGGCCTCAGCAAGTGAACCCTGAGTAAACCCACCTTCTTTCATGGCTAGATTTAGCCGATCTGCAAAAGTCATTTTTTCCATTCGCACAGTTTATAGCCGCAGCTATACCCAATCAAATATCTAAAGCTATTTACAATATGAATAGCTTTGGCTATTATTCCTGTATCTACAAAAGCAGGAGTTATTTATGGTCAACGAAGCTATTAAGTCGGCTATTAACATCGTTGGGAGCCAGCAGAAACTTGCTGAAGCCTGTGAAGTTAAACAGCCCTCCGTATGGTCTTGGTTGCATGGGAAGAAAAAGGTTTCCGCCGAAAATGCAAAACGCATTGAGAAGGCGACCAAAGGACTAATCCCTGCATACCGAATCCGCCCTGATTTGACTGACTTATTCCCTCATCCGGAACAAGCAGCTTAACAAACAACTTAGTAACCGAACGACCCGGTATACGGTCGGGTGCCCGGCGTGGTCAAGGTTGACTGTCAATGGTGCGCAAAAAATAACACTACCAAGTGACAAGCTCACAGCTTTGTCACGTAACAACATCTAAATCACAAGGGAAGAGTACGCAATGGAACGTGCAAGTAACAGCAAGAGAATTATGGAAGTTGAATCTGAGCTACGAAGCCGAATGGCTATCAAGGGCCAGAGCAAGTTTGCGCGGGAGGCTGGCTGGGCCGAATCAAAGGTAAGCCGGTTAAACGTACATGACATGGCAGTGACGTTTGTTCTTCTGGAGAAGATATGGGAGACGAGCGTGATAAGGGAAATCGCAAGGCAGGCTGTGATTGCGGTAACCGGAAAGCAAAAAGCCCCTGCGCGAACAGAGGCTTCAGAACAGCAAATAACTATGTCGTTTTAACTGGACAAAACAACAGGAGTAATTATGCGAAAGAAACAAATAAATAGCAATAGAAGCGATGTTACTCAGCAGCGTTCTGCAAAGCCAGACGAGTTAGTCATGGTCTGCGTGGACAACCCTTTATTCGGTCACAAGCTTGTTGAGAGATTCAAGGAGCTTAAGGCTATGCGGGGGAAAGCCAATGAGTAACGTCTTAGCGTTTCGTCAACCAGACACAGTAAGGCCGGAGGCAACCGGTAAGGGGTTTGCCTTGATGCATAGAAAAATAATGGAACTGCCCTTCTACAGGACGGATTCTGAGGCAGTTCACCTGTGGATACATTTCATACTTACCGCTAATCACGCACCGGCAATAGTTAATACTGAGCTGGGTGATGTCATGGTTCGTCGTGGAGAGTTTATGACTGGCAGAAATAAGCTGGAACTGGCAACCGGTATTACCGGTAACCGCATTAAATATCTCATCGGTAAGTTTGAAAAACTTGGGATGATCACCAAGTCAACCACCAAGAAATTCTCACTAATTTACGTCACAAAATACGACGAATATCAGCCAAATATTGTGCCAACAGATTACCAACAAAGTGCCAACGCAAATCCGCTTGTACCAAGCGCTGGAGCGGAGGTTGTGCCAACAGATTACCAACAAAGTGCCACAAACAATGAAATAACTAATAACTCTATTACTAACGTAATAGAGAGTCCCTCTTCAGCCGATAAACCGGGAAAGAAAAAACCGTCATTCAGTTGTGAAGATGTGGTCAATGCTTATCACGACATTCTGCCAGAAGCCAAAGGCATAAGGGCACTCAGTGACAAGCGACGCAACCTGATCAAAACCTTCTGGGTGAAAGCCAGCAAGATAACTCGCCAACTGGACAGCCAGCCATTCACGCTGGAAAGCTGGAAAGCCTACCTGACTTACATTTCCACCAATTGTCGCTGGATGCTGGAAGACCGCCCTGATACTCGCTCCGGAAAGACGTGGCAGAAAAAAGGGTTGGAGTATTTCCTGAACGATGAAACTTATCTTCAAGTCCGAGAGGGGGCCAAGGATGACCGTTGATTACAAAATACCACCACACAACCTCGATGCTGAACAGAGCGTTCTTGGCGGCCTGATGCTGGATGACGGCAGTGATAACGTCGCTAAAGTCCTGTCCATGCTGAAACCTGAATCGTTTTACACCCGCCCGCACCAAGTTATTTTTTCTGAAATTAAAGACTTGGTTAGCAGGCAGATCCCTATTGACCTTCTGACGCTGTTCAACCAGATGGAGAACAAGGGGATTAGCAGCACTGTAGGTGGTTTTGCTTACATGGCCGAGCTATCGAAGAACACCCCCAGCGCCGCGAATATCGTGCATTACGCGATGGAAGTACGCGATAAGGCGATCACCCGTTACAGCATTGCCAAAACCAATGCGATGACCGAGTTGCTTTATGCCAACAACGGTATGACGGCGACCCAAAAGCTTGAGGCGATACAGGCGCTATCTACCGAGATCACAGATCACGCCAAGACAGGTAACCGCAGAGGACTGCGAACATTCGAAAGTGTGTTCTCAGATTGGGTTGATGTTGTCGAACAACGACTTTCCGGTGACCCGCGAGCTGTTGGGTTAACCAGCGGGATCGCATCACTGGACGCCATGCTGGAACCTAAGCGAATTGTGAAAGGGTCACTGTTCGTGGTTGGTGCCCGCCCAAAAATGGGTAAGACAACGCTCTATTCAAACATGGCTATCAACTGCGCACTGAATGAGAATCTCCCGGCGCTGGCGTTTAGCCTTGAAATGCCTGATGTGCAGCTTGGCGAAGGCATGATTTCCCAAGCCTCAGGAGTATCCAGCAGTAATTTTTATCTTGATGGGTACGACGATAACCGTTTTGCGTTGGCGTCTGCGAAAGGGTTAGAGCTGGCGAGAAGTGGCAATCTGTACATCGACGATACTCCGGGACTTTCACTGTCTCACATCGTTTCTGAGTGCCGCCGCATCAAGCGCGAACGTGGTGTTGTAGGCATGGTATTAGTTGACTACCTCACACTGATGTCAGCCGAAAAAGCAGACCGTAATGATCTGGCTTACGGGATGATCACCAAGGGGCTAAAGAACCTCGCCAAAGAACTTGATTGCGTTGTCGTTCTGCTGACTCAGCTAAACCGTGATTTAGAAAGGCGCGTCAATAAGCGGCCTCAACCAAGCGACTCCCGCGACACAGGACAGATTGAGCAAGACTGTGATTACTGGCTGGGAATATACCGCGAAGGTGCTTACGACGAAAACGCCAATCAGCAGGACACCGAATTACTACTCCGGCTTAACCGGCACGGCAGCGGCGGGGTGGTATTCGTCGAGCAACGTCATGGCGCAATCTATGACTGCAACCAGGATCAGGCTAAAGCAAAGGCGGCTGAATCTGAGCGCCGGGCAACTAAAAAACAAGGTGGTTTCTAATGGAACTGACTCGCGAAGATGAATTAACTATTGAGCAATATATTCGCCTTGCTCACAACGGCTATACAGGACCGGTATTTATCTGGCTTGACCGGCTGAAGGAGCTTCACATGAAACGCGCACAACTGATTGCCTGGACTGCTATCACCTGCGCCAGATACGAATCGAAGAGGACAGCATGATGGGCACAACTAAATCGCGGGAAGAGTTTGAGAAGTTTGCTGAAAAAACGGATACAGAATGGACTTGATTCCAAACAGTGATATTTATTCATATTCATCGACGCGCTGTTCATGGGAGGCATGGCAAGCGGGTCGTGAGAGCATCGAGGTGGAGTTACCTGAGTTGCCAGTTCTAGGGTCTAACGCTGATTGGTATCAAGGGTTTGCTGAGGCTGCAAAATGCATGAGGTCAGCCTGTTCAAAATCAATCAGGGCTGCCGGTATTCGAATCAAGGGAGAGAGTGAATGAGTGAATTAGCGATGAAAGTTATCAAATGGCAGACTAAGGATCGCGTAGGAATCAGTTCCGCAACGATGGCTGCTGTAGCTCTCGGCCTCGATAAGAATTTCTACGGCGATTACTTCATGCCACCGAGTGACCCTTCCGACCTACGCCGCTGCATGTTTCTTCTCGATGAAATACCAGAGATACGCGACTACTTCCCAGTTATTGCCAAAAAGGTGCCAGAGTTCGCACCAATTATCGACAATTGGGATGAGCTAACCACGCTGATTAATCGTGAAGCAAAAAACAGGGGCGACAGCCGAGCGCCAGAAACGTATGCATTGATGAAAAAGTTATTGGGAGAAAGGGCATGAAAGAATTAGATAGTTTCACTGTAGAGAGACTGGAAGAGATTACGGAGTTGAAAGCATTAACATTCCCCCCATCACATGCTGAAATCGCAGCCCTAGCCAGAATCGCGTTAGCTGCAAAGATGGCTGAGCCTGTTTATCAGTATCAGTCAGGGATATGTAACGACCAGTTCGACGGCTTTGATTGGGTTTGGGATGACTGCGATAAGGGATTTTATGAACAATACGCCGCCGACCGTCGCCGCATCGTTTACACCACCCCACAGTTGAACTCTCAAGTCCCGCTTGGTAGTTGGATTAAGTGTAGTGACCAGATGCCGGAAAACTCCAATATTCAGTGTTTCGTTTATTGCAAAGATAGCCTTCGTCGAACCGGTTATTTTGATGGTAATGATTGGGCCATCAACGGTAAATATTACGATGAGTCATTCGTCACTCACTGGCAAAAGTTCCCTGCCGCGCCGGAGAGTCCACTATGACAAAGCATACCTATCTACTCCGAAATACCCAGGTACGTGACAACGCCATAGCAGCGATCCGCAGTGTGCCGCTTGATGAGAAAAAGCCGATTGAGGTTCTCATTCAGGAGAAGAAACGCAGCAATGACCAGAATCGGAAAATGTGGCCACTTTTGCACGACCTATCAAAACAGGTTCTCTGGTTCGGTGAGAAGTACGATGAAGCTGACTGGAAAGACCTGATTACTGCGATGGTGGCTAAGGCCAAAAATCAGGATCAGCGTACGGCTCCTGGAATCGGCGGCGGGGTGGTGATGTTCGGCCAGCGTACTAGCAAGATGCGAGTGAGTGAGATGGTGGAGGTTATCGAGGCTATCTACTGGTTCGGCACTGAGCAGGGCGTGATATTCAGCGATGCATCCAAGCTGGAAATCGAGTGGGCTAACCGGTGGGGAAATACACCATGCGACAAAGGCAAAGCAGCATAGTTTTCGCCCTAGACAATCTTATCTTCCGCAAGACATCTCGAACCAAGCCTAAACCCCCAATCCCCGCCAGCGAAATACCCACATATGACCACATATGCGTATTGCTGCGCGCCAAATTCGACAGAGTAAGGAGAACGCGATGACTCAGTTACCGCAATCCGTATGCGTGTATTGCTTCTTGATGCTTAACAAGGGTGAAACCTACGCCCATCAGAAATGCGTTGATAAAGCAGCGAAGGAGGCCGGGAATGATAGCCAAGCTCCCGAGGAGTCGAAATTGTAAAGTGTGTAAAACGAGATTTAAACCGGCCGCGATATACGAGTGGTGGTGCTGCGAAGAGCACAAAATAGAATACGCGGTTCTGGTTATGAAGGAGAGGCGAAAGCAGAACTACGATAACGAGATTAAGCAAAGGCAGGAGCGGCAAAAGGAGGATCGGAAGCAGCTAAAAGTCAGAAGAATTAATGCCCAGCCCAAAACGTATTGGATTAAGCAGGCACAGCAAGCCGTCAACGCCTTTGTAAGAGCACGTGATTCAAGCCTACCCTGCGTATCATGTGGTACCCATTCAGCGGCACAGTGGGATGCTGGACACTACAGAACAACCGCAGCAGCACCTCAATTCAGATTCGACCCCCGGCAAATCCATAAACAATGTTCAGTATGCAATCAGCACAAGAGCGGGAATATCGTTCCGTACCGCGTCGAGCTGATTAAGCGCATTGGAATTGAGAGAGTGGAGGCTATCGAAAACAACCACGAACGCCGCAGTTACAGCATTGAAGAGCTGAAAAGCATTCGAGATTACTACCGGCTGGAACTGAAAAAGCTAAAACTTCTCCAGGAGGCAGCATGAAATCCAATGTATGGCACGAGCTTGCAAAAGCTCCACGCAGAAGCTACCTGGGTAAATTACAGCGCATCACTCCAGTGCAGGATCGGTGGGTAAGGTCAGTCCTAAATATGTGGGGGCAGGCTGTCGGTGGTGACACCGCGCCGACAGGAAGTTGTGGTGTTATTGGCCGACTCATGATTGTCAGTGCGTGGGATGAAAATAAAGGAGCCTCAATTGTGAAGGCTGTGGAGGACCTCCACAAATTGGGCTACCGGGGAACCGAATTATTCCAGAAGGCCAAAGAGATAATTAACCCGAGAAACTCATTCAGCAATCTTTTCGCGCGCGCCAACGAGGGAGAAGAAGCTGCATTTGTCGATCAGGTAGTCCTCAAAGCATTTACTCAAAGCAATCCGATTCGTGCTGTAGCTATTCAATACTATTGTGAGCGCAAAGACATGCAAGAAATCGCATGTTACCTAAATCGCGTTCACGCCCCGCACCTGACGCTAAAGCAATGCATTGATCGGATCAGGTGGTGCCGTGAGATATTCAACGCAACATTATTTCACTTGTTGAGGTCGGAAGTGGAGAAAGAAAACCTACTAATCTCCGCATAAATAGAAAATATTTACGTAATGTATTGCTTTTAGGTTTTGAAAGTGTATATTTCAGTTAAGCTCGGACGTCAAAGGCGAAGAGCGGTGATGTAGTTGAGTCACCAATAAAACATTCAAGGCCCAGCCCTAACAGGTTGGGCTTTTTGCTTTCTACATTCGCATGGGTACTGGATTGGCTAACCCAATCGTTGTGAAACAGTATCCAGACGAATGTGGTGAATACGTAGGCTGATACGTTATAGATGGCATCCCCTTCACGAAGACTGCGCTATCTCTGGAATAAAGTTTGGGGCACACGAAGCCAGAGAACGTTGGCACCATCAGCGCCAACCACCACATACCAACTTCTAAGGCTGCCAATTTGGTGGCCTTTTTGCATATAACATCACGGCAATTTAATTTCAGAGGTGATAAGCATGTATATTCCCCACAAAAATATTTTGGAGAAATGCATGGATATGAAATTTAATGATTTGAAGGAAAAGCACCTGAAGTTAAAGCGTGCGCAGTGGCAATTGCGAGAGAAATTGCAGAGTAAAGCGCGTGATCTTTTCCATGAGTACAGCGAATCCCTATCCTTACCTTCTGATGTATGGCAAGACTCTCAAGGTAACTCTCATCCTTATGTTAAAATTGGAACGTGGACGAACCCCGGGAAATTTGAGCCAACTCCGTTCCCCGGGCTGCAAATGGATGAAGATTATCGCTTGAACTTTGTTGTTTCCACAACTCTAGATGATTCACCTATGACGGGTGGGTATCAACATGGGGTTAGTATTTCACTTTGGTATGATCATGCCGCTCTATGCGCTGCTGTCGGTGGTGGCGATGACACGGTTATTTTGCAGGTATCTCCACTGCCAGGGGGATTCCTTGAAGTGTGCGCAGCAATTAAAGCACTAATTGATATAGCCATGGTTAGGGCTACACCGAGCGCTATCATAGTGTAATGAATTTAATTTTAGTCACTAGTGCTAGGCAATAGTAAGCGATCAATTCACTACAATTTTCAAGGCTCACTTCGGTGGGCCTTTTTTATTTAGCTCCCGTCAAAACAGTCAATCACTGAAAACACCCTCACACTTTCGAATGACTACGACGGGAGCTATTCCCTACACAACAGCACCCGACCAATAGCCGGGGATATATCCCCAACTGGGGGGTGGGTCATGAAAATGTTGAAATCACCGGATGTATGGATGCTCATCATTGCCTGGATAGCAGACCACCGGGGTGAGTTACTTAGCGCGGCACTGGCTGCGTTGATGGCTTACTTGCGTGGCTGGTATGCCGGAGGAGGTAAAACGCAACGTATGCTTGATGCGGCCATGTGCTCAGTGATGGCGTGGTTTATCAAAGATGTATTGGTTATAGCGGGTCTGAACCCTGACTGGTCATTAATTGCCAGCGTATTCATTGGGTACATGGGTACGGATTACATTGGTTCGGTGCTAAAGCGCATCGTTGGCAATAAGACAGGGGCTGACAATGCAAATCAGTAGCACCGGAATCAATCTAATAAAACAATTCGAAGGCTGCAAATTGACGGCATATCCAGACCCTGGCACCGGCGGCGCTCCCTGGACAATTGGTTACGGCTGGACTCAGCCAGTAGATGGTAAGCCCGTGGTTCGCGGCATGACTATCGATCAGCCTACCGCCGACCGGTTGCTGAAATGCGGAGTTGTCCAGTTCGAGCAGGGCGTTAACCAGATGCTCAAAGTCGGCGTAACCCAGAATCAATTCGGCGCCTTGGTATCGCTGGCCTACAACATCGGAACCCGAGCGCTCAGCACATCGACGCTGATGAAAAAGGTAAACGCGGGTGATGCCAAGGGCGCTGCGGATGAATTCCTGAAATGGAATAAAGCAGGTGGGAAAGAAATGAAAGGCCTGACTAATCGCCGGGCGGCGGAGCGTGAGCTTTTCCTGTCATGAGTCGCGTAACGGCAATACTCATCGCTGTAACGGTGGCCCTGGTATTCGGCCTGATGTATTACCACGGGCAAGTAACCAGGCTACAGCGCGACGTCTCTGACATTACCCAGATAGCCAACAGCAGGCAGTCAGCTATTGACACGATGCTAATTCAGCGCCAGCAGGTTGCCGCTATCGACATCAAATACACCAAGGAACTGGCAGATGCCAAATCTGAAAACGAGCGCCTTCGTGCTGATATCGCTAATGGCTCTAAGTGGTTGCAGCTCAACGCCAGCTGTACAAAGCCAGTGTCCAAAACCACCGGCCCCGCCAGCGTCCCTGATGATGCCAGCGCCAGACTTACTAACGCCGCTGAACGGGATTATCTCAGTCTCCGAGAGCGTATCGGTATTGCCACAACCCAAATAGCGGGGTTGCAGAGTTATATCCGCACCCAGTGCCAATAGAGCCTGACATTGGTTTGTCTTTTTTATAAAGCTCTGCCAAACGTCAGAGATGTGGCTCTTTACAGGATTTTATAGAGGTTCTCGAGCACTACTGTCTCGCCATTTCCGAGGTTGAGACTTCAACAACTAGCAGGAAGTTCTAAATGGACATGAAAAAGACGCTGACGTCTGAGCAGAAAGCGATTTTTGATGCCCTGACGCAATTACAGAAGAAATTCGTCACTCAAATCCTTAAGGGTAAGAATCAGACTGATGCTTATAGAAAGGCAGGGGGTAAGGCCAAGGGTGATAATCTTCGCAAAGCCGCCCACCAGATAGCGACAAATATAGACGTTGAAGCCTTTTTGAAATCCGTTCAGCACGCAACAGCTAATGAAGCCATCATGACCTACGAGGAAGCGATGGAGCGTTTAACGTTGATGGGGCGAACGTCTATTGCTGATCTGGCGACATTCGGTACTCACCTTGTTGGTGAAGATGATGATGGCAACCCGATCATTCAGTCGGTCTGGTCATTCAAAAATGCCAGCGAATTAAAGCCTGAGCAGATGGCCGCAATATCTGAACTGACGGCAGGCAAGGATGGACTGAGAATTAAGCTGCATGATCCGAAAGCCGCTATCAAGCAACTGGCTGAAATGCGCGGGTGGGAAGCACCGAAGAAAACAGAATTGACAGGCCCGAACGGTGGAGCAATTCAAACTGTGAATATGACCCCTGATGAAGCCGCCGAAGCGTATCGCAAACTTATGGGCTGATTATAGTAAACATCCAGAAATAGCCCGTTAGATTGATAAATTCTCTATGCAAAATAGAGGGTGTTTTATGCATGCTTTATGCACTCAATTATCTAACACTCTGACCCGTTAACCCTGACAAATAAGCCTCTCACACTGCTTGTTCGATGAGTGCTATGCGCTCGGTGCGGGTAACGGTCATTATGTTAAAAAGCCCCAAAATTCACACATTTATCGAGCAAAACCCAAATGCCTATTCCGTTCCCTTTTGACTTCAAAAACCCGGATTACATGCAGGTTTTTGAGTGGCGAATGGAGCGATTGCAGCGCATTCGTCAGCAACCTGAATTACTGCCGGGCATGAAGGCATTTTATAAAGATAACCCAGCTCAGTTCATTATCGACTGGGGTATGACGGTTGACCCGCGCAATGTCGAGCGGGGATTGCCTGCCCGTATCCCGTTCCTCTTATTCCCAAAGCAAGAAGAGTGGATCGAGTGGTTTGTCGAGCGCTGGCGTAATGCTGAACCGGGCATCACTGAGAAAACCCGCGATATGGGCATGTCATGGTTAACGGTTGGAATGGCTTCCTCGCTTTGCCTGTTTAACCGCGGGGTGTTCGCTGGTTTCGGCTCTCGCAAAGAAGAGTATGTCGATAAAATCGGCTCGCCTAAGTCGCTATTCGATAAAGCACGAAATTTTATCTCGCTGCTGCCAACTGAGTTTCGTGGTGGCTGGAGTGTTAAACAGCATGCACCACACATGCGAATCCTGTTTCCTGAAACTGAATCGGCCATGACCGGCGAGGCTGGCGATGGGATAGGGCGCGGTGACCGCACCAGCTTCTACATAGTCGATGAGTCAGCGTTCTTGGAGCGGCCTTATCTGGTCGATGCGTCCCTGTCTGCGACGACCAACTGTAGGCAGGATGTATCAACGCCAAACGGTATGGCTAACTCATTCGCTGAACGACGGCATAGCGGCAAGATTAAAGTATTCACCTTTCACTGGCGCGACGACCCGCGCAAAGATGATGCCTGGTATCAAAAGCAGGTTGAGAATCTCGACCCCGTTACCGTGGCGCAGGAAATTGATATCAACTACAGCGCCTCGGTTGAGGGCGTATTGATCCCATCCGCATGGGTGCAGGCGGCAATCAACGCGCATGAGATATTGGGTATTGTGCCAACCGGCCAGCGCTTAGGTGCGCTTGATATCGCTGACGAGGGCAAGGACACCAACGCCTTTGCCGGTCGTCACGGTTTCCTACTTGAAAGCATCGAAGAGTGGTCAGGCAAAGGTGATGATATTTTCGGTACCGTACAGAAAGCCTTTGATATTTGCGATGCACAAAACCTCGAAACTTTCCGCTTTGATACCGATGGCTTAGGGGCGGGTGCTCGTGGTGATGCTCGAGTTATCAACGAGCAGCGCGAAGAACAACGCAGACGGCATATCGTCGCCACGCCGTTCCGTGGTAGCGGTGGCGTAACAGACCCAGATGATGAGGCGGTCCCCGGCGATAACGGACAGCAAGGGCGGCTTAACAAAGATTTCTTTGCTAACGCCAAAGCGCAAGGCTGGTGGAGTTTGCGTACCCGGTTCCAGAAAACGTACCGAGCGGTTAAAGAGAATATGGAGTTCAATCCCGATGACATTATCTCTATTCCGAAAGACCTAAAAAACCTGACCAAATTAACTTCTGAATTATCGCAACCTACCTACTCAGTTAATGGCGTAGGGAAAATTGTGGTGGATAAAAAACCTGACGGCACCAAGTCACCTAACCTGGCGGATTCAGCCATGATTTTATATGCACCAATGGATAACGCGCTGGATATCTGGCTACGGCTCGGGGGGGCGTAATGTCGAGAAAACGTAGAACAGGCAAGGCGTCATCACCGCAGAGAACCACCGATAGCTATCAAAACCTCACCGCCCGCTATGGGCTGCGCACCGAAAACCAAAGCGCGGATTATAACTACCAACCGAATTGGACGTCCCGCAACCGCCAACTGATAGAGAACGCTTATCGGTCGTCGTGGCTGGTGGGCGCAGCGGTAGACACCATCGCCGATGATATGACCCGTAAAGGGATTAACATCACCTCCAAGATGGCACCGGATGCCAAGATGCGGATCGAGGGGCGCTGGGAAGAGTTATCCCTCTGGGATGCTCTTAACGACACCATCAAATGGTCACGGCTGTACGGTGGGGCAATTGGTTTCATCATGATTGACGGCCAAGCGCCGGAAACACCACTACGAGTAGAGACCATCGGCAAAGATGCGTTTAAAGGGTTACTAGTACTTGATCGTTGGATGGTCAACCCAACTATCAGCGAACGAGTGACAGCAATGGGACCAGATATCGGCATGCCTAAATATTACCAGGTCGTCACGACGGGGGGCGGCATCCCGAGTATGAAAATTCACCATAGCAGAGTGATCCGCCTTGATGGTGTTGGCCTCCCATACCAACAAAAGCGGACAGAAAACGAATGGGGTATGTCGGTTATAGAGAGATTGTTTGACCGGCTGCTGGCATTCGATAGCACCTCGACTGGTGCGGCTCAGTTGATCTTTAAGGCGCACTTACGCACCTACAAAATTAATAAGTTTCGTGAGTTGGTCGCCATGGGGGGTAAGGCATTTGACGGGCTGATGAAAAGCATGGATATGATCCGGCAATTCCAAAGCACTGAGGGCCTTACCCTGATGGATGCGACGGATACGTTTGAAACGCACAGTTATGCATTCGGTGGCCTGTCTGATGTGATGGCGCAGTTTGCCCAGCAGATAGCCGGTGCCATTGGTATCCCATTGGTGCGCTTGTTTGGTCAGTCCCCGGCGGGGTTCTCAACCGGCGAGGCCGATCTGGCTAACTACTACGATAATATCGGCACCCAACAAGAACGGCGGTTGCGTCGGCCTTTGCGCCGATTATTTCAAGTGATTCACTACTCCGAGTTTGGTGCAGCACTGCCTGACGGCTTCTCCTTTGATTTCAACCCGCTGTGGCAAATGTCGGAACCTGATCGGGCTGACGTAGCGGAGAAAACGGTCAATACCATCAATGCTGCAATGGACTCAGGCTTACTGACGTTACAGGGGGGCATGACTGAACTAAGAGACAAAGCAGGCATTATCGGTATCGGCTCCAGTATCAGCGATGAGGATATAGACAGTGCGAAAGATATCGACCCGCCGAACCTCGGCGAAAGCGCAGATCTCAACTCGCCTGAAATCGCGTCGCGCGGAAATCCAATATCAAACTCAGCTACGCAAGATAGCGCGCATGGTCGGCGACATCGTAAATGGTACTTACGATGGTTCTAATGATTCTGTCTATAACGTCATGGACAGCCTTAACCGCTATTCAGACCTGATTGACGGATGGGCTAGAACCACCGCTAGCAAGATGTTTGATGCCGTTAACGCAAAAGATGTCGCGATGTGGCGCAGCAACTCGCAGGACATATCTGTGGGTTTGCGCCAGATAATGGAAAACACCGCCGTAGGGCAGGTAGCCCGTAACATTGTGGAAGAACAGATAAAGCTGATCAAATCACTGCCATTACAAGCCGCTGACCGGGTGCAGGATATCCATAATCAGGCGATAGAGGCGGTAATCACCGGCGGGCGTGCCGGGCCATTTGCTAAAGAAATAGCCAAATCTGGTGATGTGGCAATATCCCGCGCCAACATGATCGCCCGTACAGAAATAGGGCGGGCATCAACGGCACTAACACAGGCCCGTTCACTCTCTATCGGTTCCAGCGGTTACATCTGGCGCACTGCAGAAGATAGTGATGTTCGCCACTCACATCAAAAAATGGAGGGTAAGTTTGTTCGCTGGGATAACCCACCCACCCTTGACGGTATGACGGGCCATGCGGGCGCATTACCTAACTGCCGTTGTTACTGCGAAGTCATCATTCCGGAAAGATAACCCATGCAATATTTCTATAACTCCCGCCTGGGAGAAACGCGCTTCACCATGAGCGACGGTGGTCTATTGTGCAAAGACGTGCCGATAGGCCGAACTGGGGTACAGCTTTACGGTGGTGAAGAGCTGGACGATATCGAACCTGATAGTGACGGTGAGATCTTAGTGGAAAGGACGGAGGACGAAGTATTTCGCCCTGAAACGCTGGCCAGCTTTGAGGGCATGACGTTCACAGTATCTCATCCCATCGAAGATGTCACCCCTGACAACTGGGGGCGCTATGCCGTTGGACACGTTCAAAACGTCAGGCGCGGAACCGGTGACCAATCAGATTTAATGATCGCCGACATCGTGGTGAAGAAGGCCGAAGCAATATCGGCAATTCTTGACGATGGTGTCGATCAGATTTCGGCTGGCTACGATGCCGAATATCAGCAAACCGCCGTAGGCAAAGCCCGTCAGCACGACATTATAGCTAACCATGTTGCCCTCGTACCTACGGGACGCGCAGGGAAACGCTGTTCAATTGGAGATAGTAAACGTATGACAACCAATAACACCTGGCTAGCTAAGCTACGCCGAGCAATTAAAACCAAAGACGCGGCAGCGATGGAGGAGGCAATGGAAAGCGTCCCTACTGAGCTGACTAATGATGAAGGTACCGGCGAACTGCCAAAGGCCATCAATATCACCATTAACCCGCAACAGCCGTTACCGAAACAGGAACCGGAGTTAGATGCTATAGCGACTAACGATAGTGGTGATATCGAAACCCGTGTTGCTGCTATGGAGACGACCTTAGCTGCGATTCTGGAAAAATTGGGTTCCACTACCGATGCCGATCCCGACGAGGCTGAAGAGGGGCGACGTATTACCAGCGATGCGGCTTATCATCAGGATGTTGTTTCCCGTGCTGAATTGATTGTACCTGGCATTAAATTGCCAGAGGGTGGAAAGCTGGCATCCTTTAAACGAACTGTATTGGATGCGGCGTTTAAAACCACCGAGGGCGAGAAATTGCTGAAAGGCATTGTTGGCGATAAGCCAGACTTTGCCAAGATGCCGAAACTCTCCCTTGATGCGGCTTTCATTGCTGCTAGTGAAGTAGCGAAGAGCCGAAACAACACGCAGTTGAACCACCGAACCACCGATTCAGCATTACCTAACCGCCGACCTACTGCCGCCGACCTCAATAAACAGAACGCCGCGTTCTGGGCTAAAAAAGGAAACTAATTCATGACAGTATATTTATACCGGATGCCTACGGGCATTGCCGGGGCAGTCTCACGCCCTCAGGATTTGACCATTGAGCCGGTACTGATTAATACGGCCAATCCGTTCAGCCAGTACGGTCTGGCCGGTAAATTCAGTGGCAACTTCTTTGTTCCACTGGACGAGAACGACACTGCCGACAAAATCGTCGGTATCTTTGTTCGACCATTCCCTACCACGTCAACACCAGACAAGGTGCGCCAAATCGGTACCAGCAACAACTTCGCCGGTGATGCGCTAAAGCGCGGTTACATGTCGGTCAATATTGGGGCTACGGCCGCTGGTGTGACTAAGGGCGCGCCTGTCTACATCCGTATCGCTGATGCTACCGACGCTAGCCCGTTGGGTTCTGTGCTGGCTACCGCGATTGCTGACACTACCGTGGTGCTACCTAACGCTTATTTCACGGGTGCCGGTGATGCCGCTGGTAACACTGAAATCTCTTACAAGATTTAAGGAACAATCAATATGATCACTTACGACAGCCAGCGCACCATTGATGCCAGCGGCGCATTCCTGATCGGGGAGCTGGAGCGATTAGATCCAGAGATTAACCTGCCGTTGGTGGGGACGACTTACACCCGCGATATTCAATTCCGCGAAGATGTGAATATTGCCGATGAGATCAGCTCATTCACTAAAACTGGTTTTGCCGCAGCCGGTACCGGTGCTAATCCAAAGGGCAAGAACTGGGTTAGTCAGGAATCGACAGCACTGGCAGGCATTAACGTCGATATCGATAAAAAGGGCTTCCCACTGACGTTGTGGGGGATGGAATTGGGCTGGACAGTGATTGAGTTAGCCGCCGCTCAACAAATGGGCCGTCCAATCGATACGCAGAAATATGACGGCATGGTGTTGAAATGGCACATGGATGCCGACGAACAGGTCTATCTCGGTGATACCGATTTGGGCGTAAAAGGTCTGGCCAACTACACCGGTGTCGCGGTGGGCAATGCGACTAAATCGTGGTTAACCTCGACCGTGGCTGAAATCCGCGATTCTATTAACAAAGTGCTTTCTGATGCCTGGGCCGCATCCGGCTATACCGTGGTACCGCAAGACCTGCTGTTACCCCCTGAGCAGTACGCCTATATCGCACAGGTTATTGTGTCTGATGCGGGTAACCAATCTTTGCTGACCTACCTGACCACTAACACTATCTCTTTCCATCAAAACGGTATTCCGCTGAATATCCGCGCGGTGAAATGGCTGAAAGGTGCGGGTGTGGCGGGTAAAGATCGCATGGTGGCCTACACCAATGACCGTAAGTATGTGCGCTTCCCATTGGTACCGTTGACCAGCATCCCGATCCAGTATCGCGGGTTGTGGCAGTTGGTGACCTATTACGGGAAATTGGGGGTGGTTGAGGCCCCATACATTGAAACGCTGGCTTACTTCGACGGCATTTAATAACTCAGAGGGCCTCGCCGGAGGCCTGTAAGGTGAAATGATGAAAATTGCAGTACACACCCCGTTTAAATTGTCGTTGGCGGGTCAACCAGATATCAGCTTTCTGGTCGGCACTCATAAGGTAACGAAAGAAGTTGCCGAGCATTGGTTCACATTGGCACACGCTGAGGTGTTCGACGGAGAGATTGAGCAAAATAACACCGACCTGCAAGCCTCCATCCTTGAGATGCAGAAGCAAATCGATGCTCAGGCGCAAGCGCTGGCTGATCGTGATAACTCCATCCTTGAGATGCAGAAGCAAATCGATGAATTGACCAAGCCGAAGGTGAAAGCAAATGGCAAGGAACAAAAAACTACCGACACCAGCCCAGTTCAGGACTGACTTTCCTCAGTTTGAAAATGAGGCCCGTTATCCTGACGCTGCAATACAATTCCGCTTATCGCTTGCCGACAACCTTCTTGATGAGAACCTACTGGATAATATGTTTCCCTATCTGGTTGAGTTGTTTGTCGCTCATTACATGACGCTGCAAGCGAAAGATATGCTGTCAGCTGCGATGGGTGGTGGTAGTGGCTCAACCAATGGTGCAGCTTCGTCAAAGAGTGTCGATAAGGTTTCCGTTAGCTATGACAATGGCGCCACACTGAACCCTGACGCTGGATTCTGGAATTTCACCCGCTACGGTGCCGAGTTCTACCAGATCATCCTCATGTTTGGCGCTGGGGGGCGGCAGCTATGAAAAGCGGCTTAAAGGTACGGGTGGATAAGGTGAATAGCGTACTGGCTGCGCTTAAGTCTATCGGTAATAAGGATGTGCTGGTGGGCATTCCCGAGTCAACCAGTAGCCGAAGCCCAGAGGAGGGAGAGAAGGTAACAATAGGTAATGCTCAAATAGGTTACATAAACGAGTACGGCTCTCTCGCTCAAAACATCCCCGCGCGACCCCATCTGCAACCTGGCGTTCAATCTGTACAGGATAGGACGATAGAAAAACTCAAGCAGGCAGCACAAGCCACGTTTGATGGTAACTCAGGGGCCGCGGATAAAGCACTTAATCAGGCTGGGCTAATTGCCAGTAATGCCGTCAAGCGCTACATGACTATCACCAATCTCGTTCCCTTAGCTGACAGTACGATCGCAGCAAGGGCTCGGCGTGGACGAAAGGGCGCAGCAAGGGAATTAGCCCGACGAGCTGCAGACGGAGCCATTATGGATAAGAATGACTCTGGTCAGTTAATCAGTAATACCAACGCTCGCCCACTGATTGATGAGGGGCAGTATCGCCGCGCCATGACGTATGTTGTGAGGAGTAAAAATGCCAAATCTTGATGTGACTGACGTGCTGTTTGATCCGGACTTCTGTGACATGTCACTGGTCGTTAAACGAAACACTCAGACGGTTGATGCTGATGGATTCGCCACAAACACCGTCATTGAAAAGGGTTTTGCGGGTGTGGTTACTGTAGACCGATCGCTTGAATCACGCCGAATGATGTCAGGGAATGTTATTGGTGGTGCAATTCTTATTGTGACCATTGAGCGACTTACACAGGGGCAGACGGGGCGTGATGCCGATATCGTGACCTACCAGAATCGTGATTATCGTGTGACCTTTGTTGATCCCTATACGGCATATGGTGCGGGATTCGTTCAGGCGCACTGTGAACTCCTGCCGTTCGACGGAGGAATTCCCATTGAGCAACAACAGCAGTAATGAGGCGGGCTGGCTAACACCTATTGCTGACGGCCCCGCCTACGATGAAACGCTGGAGCGCTTACTCAGCCAATGGGTGAGAGGGGTATCCGGGCTACCCGATGGTCACGTTCGCCCAAGATGGACGCCAGTACAACCACCTATTATGGAGGCTGATGTTAATTGGTGTGGTTTTGGGGTAATTGATATTCCTGATGATGCCAGCCCAGCTTTTGAGAACCAAACCGAAAATAGCACCGAGTTATGGCGACACGAAGAAATCGAATGTATGGCGAGTTTCTACGGCCCCAGAGGTCAGCGTTATGCAACTCAATTCCGTGACGGTCTGACCATCACCCAAAATAATGATGAACTGGTAAAGATGGGCCTTTCTCTCGCCCGCTACAGTCGCATTAATCCCTTTCCTGAACTCATTAATAACAAGTGGGTACGCCGTTTTGACATTACCGTCAAACTGCGCCGCAAAGTAATACGCGAGTACGGCATTAAATCGCTGACCTCCGCCCCCGTTAAATTCTTCGGAGAATAACCATGTCGCAGGGATTACCTGTTTCTAACATCGTCAATGTGACGGTGAATATGGCTGTGCGTGCTGCCATGGCGCGGAACTTTGGTTCCCTGCTGGTGGTTGGCCCGTCGCCTGTTATCGATGCTCACGAACGTCTGCGCAGCTATTCAAGCGCGACAGATATCGCATCTGACTTTGGTCTGGATGCGCCCGAGTATAAAGCCGCTAATTTGTATTATCAGCAATCCCCACAACCGATTGATTCCTATGTCGGCCGCTGGGTGAAAGAGGATGCGGCCGGACTGTTGCGAGGGGCGATTTTGAACCCAACTCAGCAGCTTATGGCTAACTTTACCACCGTGGTAGATGGTTCGATGAAAATCACGGTAGATGGCACGGTCAAGACAGTAACCGGTGTTGACTGGTCAGCGGAAACCAATCTGAACGGTGTTGCCGCGCGCGTGGCTGACAAACTCACCACTGCAACCGTTATCTGGAATGGTTCTCGCTTCATCATCACATCCAAAACCACGGGTGCAGCATCGGCGGTTGGTTATGGTTCTGCCAATACCACCGGCACCGATATTTCTGTACTGATGGGATTGATTGAGAGCGCCGGTGCGCTGCCGGTTCAAGGTCTGGCGAGTGAAACTATTCAGGCATGCATTTATAAATTGGCTGACATGTCTACCCGCTGGTATGGGCTGGTTATTGCCGACCCATCATTAAGCGATACAGACGTGATCAGTATTGCCTCGTTTATCCAGAGTGATGATGTTTCTCGGGTTTACGGACATACCACACAGGTAACTACTGCGCTGGATGCGGATATTGATACGGATATCGCCAGCAAACTGAAAGCGGCTAAATATGCCCGCACCCTGGTGCAGTATTCCAGTGCCAGCCCGTATGCCGCCGCCTCTATTTTTGGTCGTGCGTTTACCGTGAACTTTAACGGTAATAACACCACCATCACGCTGAAATTTAAACAGCAGCCGGGCATTACCGCTGAATCACTTTCCCAGTCGCAAGCCAATGCGCTGAAAGCGAAGAATTGCAATGTGTTCGTCAATTACGACAACGACACGGCGATTATTCAGGAAGGTGTGATGTGCAATGGCGATTTCTTTGATGAGCGCCACGGCCTCGACTGGTTGCAGAACTACGTACAGAACAACCTCTACAATCTGCTATTTACCAGCACTACCAAAATTCCACAAACAGATCCAGGTGTGACTCGCTTGCTGACCAATGTAGAGAAATCACTGGATCAGTCGGTCACTAACGGGCTGGTGGCTCCGGGTGTATGGGGTGGTGATAGTTTTGGTGCACTGGAAACCGGTGACACGCTGACCAAAGGCTTTTACGTGTACGCACCGCCAGTGGCATCACAGGCGCAGGCTGACCGTGAAGGGCGTAAAGCGCCGGTGATGCAGTCCGCAATCAAGATGGCCGGCGCTGTTCATTACGCCGATGTCATTATCAATGTTAACCGCTAAGGAGCTGATGAATGTCTACTTATAGCTTTATGGACGTTACCGCCTCCATTACTGGTGTAGGCGGTTCATTCGATCTGGGTTATGGCGCAGCCGTCGCCGAAGAGGGTATCACGACCTCGATGATCGAGAATAAAAACACCATGACCATTGGTGCAGACGGTGAGGGTATGCACAGTCTGCACGCGGGGAAAGGTGGCACAGTGACGGTAAACCTGCTGAAAACCAGTCCGACCAATCGCAAATTGTCGGCCATGTATAACGCGCAGTCTCAATCGAGTGCGACGTGGGGTAATAACATTATTCTTATCCGCAACACTGCAAGCGGTGACACGTTCGCGGCGCGTGGTTGTGCATTCCAAAAGCAGCCGGATTTCAATAACGCCAAAGACGGCGCACTGGTGCCATGGGTATTTGACTGCATCAAGGTTGACCAACTGCTGGGTACTTTTTAAGGAGTAATTAATGGAATTCACGATTAAAGGTATCGAGTACCGCTCTAAGAAACTCGACGTATTCGCGCAGTTGAAAGTATCCCGTAAATTGCTGCCTTTACTGGCGGGCATCCTCAAAGACCTGCGAAGCGGTACCGTGACGATTGAAACGGCGTTACCCAGTATCGCCCAGTCACTTTCCGATATTAGCGACGAGGACTGCAACGCCATTATTCACCCCTGCTTGTCGATAGTGTCACGAAAGCACGGCAGCGCCTATAACCCGATTTTCACCAATAGCGAACTGATGTTTGATGACATTGATCTGATGGCAATGCTGCAAATTGTTGGTCGGGTGGTAGGCGACTCCATGGGAAATTTTTTGCGCGAACTCCAAGAGAGCGAAACGGTGGAGCCGCCAGCGGCTTAATGCTGGATACGTTGCCGGGTGGTGAGGATTTTATCTTGCGCCCGGTAAAGCATCAGCTCACGACCATGGGGGAAATCAAAAGTGGGAATATCGACTTACTCGATATCGCATTGTTGAATGATTACCTCGATCTGGAGGCTGAGAACCAGGCGAAAATAGACAAGTGGAGATCCGATAAATGAGCAATGCTGAAACCATTAAGGATTTCCTGGTCAGTCTTGGCTTTGAACTGGATGAGGCGGGGGAGAAGAAATTCTCCGCTGTGGTCGCTGGCGTCACGGCCAATGTGCTGAAGATGGGCGCAGTGGTCGAAGGGGCGGCGCTGGCCGTTGTTGGCTTTACGACCAAAATTGCCAGTGGGTTGGATAAGGTTTACTTCGCTTCTCAGCGTACTGGTGCATCGGTGGCGGGCATCAAGGCGCTGGGTTATGCCGCCTCGCAACTGGGTGTAGATGCTGCCTCTGCGCAAGGTTCACTGGAAAGCCTCGCCAGATTTATTCGCAACAGTCCGGGTGCTGAGGGTTTCCTTAATCGGCTTGGCATTCAGACTCGCAGCGCGAACGGCAGTATGCGCGACACATCAGCCATTTTTACCGGACTCAGTGCAAAACTGAGCAGCATGCCGTATTACCGTGCTAACCAATACGCGCAGATGCTGGGTATTGATGAAAATACACTAATGGCAATGCGTAAGGGGCTGGGGCAGTTCAGTTCTGAGTATGCGCTAACCGCTAAAAAGATCGGCTTTAATGCTGAAGTTGCTGCCAAACAATCTAACCGCTTCATGACGTCTATGCGTGATCTCTCGATGACGCTCGGTCAGGCGCGAGACAAAATAGGTTCAAATCTGGCTGATGGGCTAGCGGGGGACATTGATTCTCTGCGCAAGCAACTTCTCGATAACTGGCCGAAGATTGAAGCAGTGTTGATGAAGGTTATTAAGGGCGTTCTATGGGCGGGGGATGCAGTTACGCGCGTATTATGGCGTACCGGTCAGGCGGTCGGTGATGTCATCAACTGGTTTAAAAAGCTAGACCCGATAACGCAACAACTCATTATGTTGTTTGGCGGTTTGCTGCTGGCATGGCGTTTACTCAACACTGCGTTCCTGACATCGCCAGTGGGCATTGTGCTCTCGCTGGGTACGGCGATTTTTGCCCTGTATGACGACTATAAAACCTGGAAAGAGGGCGGTAATAGCCTGATTGATTGGGGGCAGTGGGAACAAGAAATAAACGCTGCGCTAAAAGGAATGGATGATCTAACTAAATCCATTAAAGGCGTTGGCGTTGAGATTGCCAGGCTACTCAACATTAATCTGAAAAACTGGACGCTAAAAGGTGACATCGAGAACCTGACGAAGCAATTCGGCGAGTTTGGCAAGATGTTATCGATGATCGGTGACCTGATTAATGCATTGAAAGAGGGTAACTGGAGTGAAGTAGGCAGGATAGGGAAGTTGTTATTAAGCCAGGGCGGCGACCAACCGGATGCAATGCCAGTCGTAACCGATAGCGCGAATAGCGCTGCCGATTGGGTTAAAGATAAAACTGGCTTTGATCCGAGAAGCGTTGGCCGCTGGTTACGCGGTGAGGGTGATTCAGCAGACCCGAGAGGAATACGGAATAACAATCCGGGAAACATTAACTACGTAGGGCAGGACGGCGCATCACTGGAGCGTCCTGGTGGTCGTTTTGCGAAGTTTGAGACGGCCTATGATGGACTCAAAGCCATGGCTCGACAGTTAATGCGTTACTTTACTGGCAAGACCACGGGTAAACCGCTGCAAACCCTCAATGATATTATTTCGACGTGGGCACCTGGAAGCGAAAACAACACGGGGGCTTATGTAGCTCAACTGTCAAAAATGCTTAACGTTCACCCTGATGCAGTTTTAAATTTGGAGAATCCGCAGGTAATGTCGGCGCTGATGGGGGGCATTATCCATCATGAGAACGGGCGCAACCCATACAGTAGTGAGTTGATATCCCGCGCTGCTGGTGGAATGCAACAACAAGGATTGCAGCAGGAAACGAACATCTACATCACGGGTGTATCTGATCCGGTATCCGCAGGTAATGAAGTCGCCGGCAGGCAGACCAATGTCAATGCAAGGCTCACTCAGCAATTAAGTACACCAACCCGATAGGAGGGTGAATGGATATTCTTTCTGCCCTCTTTCGGCAGCAAACGCGAAAAATTGGGTTGCTGGTACCCAGTGTGATTATCTCTGAAAAGCATCAAGACGCACTGGAGATAACAGAGCACCCCGTGGAGGTTGGGGCCGCAGTTAACGATCACGCCTACAAACGTGCCTCTGAGGTGACAATGGAGGTGGGTTTTGCGGGTGGTGGTTCATTACTGGATTTCGTGGATACTTCAACCATAGGGCTAAGCCTTGGCAAAAGCCCGGAGGAGGTCTATCAAGAACTCCGTGAGTTGCAGGAAAGTAGACAGCCATTCGATGTCATTACCGGTAAGCGAAAGTATAGCAACATGCTGATCCGTGGCATTGAGGTCACAACCGATAAAACCAGTGAAAACGTGTTGATGTGCGTTCTTACCCTGCGTGAAGTCATTATGTCTCAAACTGAGTCGATCAAAGTGGCCGACAAAGAAAACATGCAGGAAGGGGTAAGCACTTCGGCTATGCAAAACACCGGCACCAAAGCACCGGCCCCAGCAAACAATTCACTGTTAAAATCTGGTCTTGATTGGGTAACGGAGAACTTTAAATGAATGTTCAAGAAATCCCGTTAACGGCCAATAATCAGTTTTTCAATATCGCCCTTGGAGAAATTTCACTTAACCTGCGCCTGGTCTATCGTGATGTCGCAGGCTGGATAATGGACGTGAGAGATAGCGGCGGCGCTGATATGCTTTGCGGCGTTCCGTTGGTGGTCGGCGTTGACCTGATTGAACAATATCCTGATCTGGGTATCAATGGTGTTTTTGCTGTGCTCAGTGATGATAGCCGGGAGGAATACCCGACAAAAACCAACCTTGGCACCGGTAGCCATTTATATTTTGTGCAGAATAGCTAAATCAATCCACGCAATTTAACCCGCCACTGAGCGGGTTTTTTTATGAGGTTTTCATGAGTAAGAATTGGATACGCCACTTTGAATTGATGCTATTGGATAATGAAGGTAAGGGGATTAATTTCACTGATTTTAAAGTGACGTTTAATATTGAGTGGTACAACACTTCATTCCCTCGAGCGGCCATCTTCAAGATTTATAACCTGTCACAAAATACCGTGAACCGTATCACCGGTACCGAGTTTTCAAAGTTAAGATTGATCGCCGGTTATGATGGTTTAACGTCTCCAGACGGGAAAAATGAAGATGCTAACTATGGTGAAATCTTCTCGGGTGATATTCGGTACACAATAACGGGCAGAGATAACCCCACAGATACCTTTATTCTGATTCAGGCTATCGATGGTCATAACGCATTTATTAACGCCACAATAAACCAGACGGTAGCGGCGGGTTATACCGTGGCCGATATTAACAACCTGCTTATGCGTAACCTTGCCCCGTTCGGCATAACTCAGGGGATCATGCCGGAAATGCCACCCACGGTATTCCCACGCGGTAAAACCATGTACGGCATGACACGGGATTATCTGGATAACGTCGCCAAGCAATGCAAAGCCACCTGGCAGTTTGTGAACGGCAAGGTTGATATGGTACCGAACGATAAGTATGTGCATGAGGCCATTGTACTGAATAGCAATACTGGCTTGATTAGCATGCCACAGCAAACCATTGGATCTGGTGTTAACGTTCGTTGCCTGATCAACCCTAACATTCGCTTAAATGGCCTCATTCAACTGAACCAAGAGTCAGTATATCGTGCGACACTTTCCAGTCGCGATGTTCAGATGTCAGGCGGCAGGCTTGAAGATCAAAACGATAATGGCAACGTGACCGTTAATGGACTTGTTAACCCACCGGCCAGCATTGCGACCGATGGAGTGTATATCGTCAGAGGTATTAGCTATACTGGCGATACGCGCGGCAACCCGTTTTATATGGATATGATGTGTGAGGCGCGTGGGGCTAAGGATTTATACTCATCGTCAGCACAACAAAGGGTCTATTCATGAGATGCACTAATTTTGTCGCAGTTCGTTTTTTGGCTATTAGCTTAACGCTTATGAGTGGGGCCGCCTTAGCCGATTTACAGTGTGGCAATTTCAGGCTTCATGCAGCGGGTGATGGTTGGACATATATTAACGATGAGAAAGTAACCTCACAAAAGATTACCTTCCCAAGGCAAAAAGATGACTGGGATAATGTCAAAACTGATATGGCTTTAATGCCTGCCCGTGATGGCAACATGTACGGCTTCCAGTTTATCAAGCGTGATGGTAAATCATGGCTCAACGTCCAACTTCTACAAAACAGTATGGATGCACCAAAAATTATCGGTTCATTCCCCTGTAAGAAAATAGCTGATTAAGAAAAGCCACGTTTAGTGGCTTAGTTGTCATCCTGATTTACGGTTAAATCTAATCCTTGGTTTCTCTCTATAATCTCAGCCAACTCTTTGGCGTTAAGGTTTGAGTATTCCTCGATACGATCACCTTTTTTAATTTTTACCTTTTTGTTGCTTCTAGAACTGATCCATTTACACAAAACGACTGCAACCGCTGCACAAAACGCCTTAGAGTTAACTATCTCTATGGTTAAACTCAGTAATGTAGAACCAGCACCAACAGCGTCACACGTCCGTATCTTCCTTGATACCCTCATTTCTGTTTCAGGGATAACCAGTTTGATGCTATCAAGTAATTCTCTACTAATAGATGGAGATAGCTTAATTGTGAATAAGTCATTAGACATAACCTTTAACGGCTCCTATATCAGTAAGTTAAGGGTGGCAGTATCACTGCTAAAGATCTGCTTTTTATTGGTATTTAATGAAAAAGCGATTCTGAGTTTAGAGGATTTTAATCCTAAATAATATTAACCCGCCAATGTGCGGGTTTTTTATTGGAGTTTTTCCATGACCGTATCAACAGACTCCCGTTCGGGAGAATTAGCCGAAACACTGCGAACATTACAATCATCAGTATCGTCTCAATTGCGCGTATCGATGCCGGGGATCGTTCAGTCCTTTGATGCTGACAGCGTGACATGTGATATTCAGATCGGCATCAAGGGCGAGTCAGGTGGGGAATCAACCAACCTCTCGGTGCTGACTAATGTACCGGTGGTATTCCCGCGTGGCGGCGGCGTCACCATGACATTTCCCATTAAAGCGGGGGATGAGTGCTTATTGGTTTTTGGTGATCGGTGTATTGATTTCTGGCACCAGTCAGGCGACATACAGGAAACCGTTGATGAGCGTCAGCATGATTTATCGGATGCGTTCGCCATCATTGGCCCCCAGTCACAGGCAAAGAAAATCAGCGGTATCAGTACCAACGCCGCGCAGTTCCGTAGTGACGATGGATCAACCTACTTTGAAATAGATCCGACGACCAAGAAAATTAAAATCGTGGCACCTGGTGGCCTCGATGTGGTGACACCTAAAGCGGAATTCTCCGCCGAGGTTCTGGTTAATGGCCTGTTTACATTCCTTGGCGGGCTGGTGGGGAGTGCGGCGGCGGGTGTCTCTGCGAAGATCTCCGGTGCTATTGAGTTTGTCGGCACCCTGACTTCTAACGGCAAGACGATCGACGATACTCACACCCACAAAGATGTGCAGCCAGGTACCGGCAGCTCAGGCAAGGTAAATTGATATGCGCTATCGCAGAGAGGACGAGAGCGGCGACTACACATTCGGCCAGGGCGATAACACCTTTCTTATCGACTCACCGGAGGCGGTCGCTCAGGCGGTAAAAACCCGCTTTGAATTATGGCGCGGCCAGTGGTTTTTAGATTTAACCGAGGGGACGCCTTATATCCAGTCGGTACTCGGCAAACAACGATCTGATGTTTATATCCTGGCTATCCGTGAGCGCATTCTTGATACGCAGGGCGTTAATTCAATACAGGAGTTTGAGGCCAGCTACAGCGGCGATAATCGTCGCGTCATTTTCACCGCCACAATAGACACTATTTACGGTACCACCACCGTTACCAGCGAGGCATAAATGTTAAACCTTGATACGTTAGGGCTGAATGCAATTGTCAGCGCTACGGGGATAACTGCGCCCGATTTTGAGACCATCCGCGGCACTCTGGTCAGTTATTTCCAGGAGATTTACGGTAATGACAGCTATCTGGAACCTGACAGCAAGGATGGGCAGATGGTCAGTATTTATGCGCTGGCAATCCACGATGCTAACAATAGCGCCATTGCGGTATATAACTCGTTTTCTCCGGCAACCGCAGTCGGCAATGGGCTTTCCAGTAATGTAAAAATTAACGGCATTAAGCGGGACAAGGAGACCAATTCAACTGTTGATGTGCTGATCACCGGTAATGTCGGGTTAGAGATTACCAACGGCGCAGCGCGTGATGCTGATGGTGTTCGGTGGGATTTACCGGCCAGCGTGATTATTGGTCTAGATGGCACAGCAACTGCTACGGCGATTTGCTCGGTACCGGGCGCAATTGTCGCACTGGCCAATACCGTAAAAGAAATAGCGACACCGACGCGAGGCTGGTTAACCGTCAATAACCCAACAGGCGCTACTCTGGGTAAACCGGTAGAAGTAGATGCGGAGTTGCGTGCCAGGCAGGCAGTATCAGTGGCGCTACCGTCACGTACGGTGCTGGATGGTATTTTAGGGGTTATCGCGGGCATCAGTGGCGTTGAGCGGTATCGCGGCTATGAGAACGACACTAGCATTACCGATGGCAACGGAATACCGAGCCATTCGATCTCTATCGTAGTTGATGGCGGTGATGCGACAGAGATCGCTCAATCCATTGCATTGAAAAAAGGCCCAGGATCGGGGACATATGGCACCACCACGATCCCGATTACGGATAAGTATGGGATTGTTCACCCGATTAATTTCTTCCGCAAGGGTACCGTACAGATTTATGTCAGATTAGAAATTAAGGCGCTACAGGGCTATACCTCATCAATCGGTACCGCTATTAAAAACTCAATAGCGGAATATATTAATGAAATAGAAATTGGCGAGCTGGTACGTATTAAACGGCTTGATCTACCTGCGCAATTAAATGGCAGCATTGAACGGCTGACTTACGATATTACTTTATTGGAAATCGGCATTTCTCCTGTGGCGCTATCTGAAAACAATATCGAGATAGCATTTAACAACGCAGCAGCTTGTGTGCCGGAGAATATAACCTTAGTGGTGACCTAATGAGTGAGACTAAATATCAACGTCTCATCACGTCCTATCATAAGAATAAGCCCAAGTTTTATGACCATATATCCCTGATCACCGCGCCTCTCCTCGGGATACAGCAGACGACAAACCAACTTATAACCGACTTTGACCTCGATAGCTCAATAGGCAATCAGGAGGATGTGGTCGGGCTGTGGGTGGGGATTGGCCGAAATATTCGAACGCCAATAACCGATGTGTATTTCTCGCTGGATACCGAGGGGCTGGGCTTTGATTTTGGCAGTTGGAAAGGGCCGTATGATTCGTTAACCGGCTTTACCCGATTGGACGATGAGACTTACCGCACGATAATTCGAGCCAAGATACAGGCCAATCACTGGGACGGTACAGTCGAAACCCTCAGTGGTATCTATCAGAGCATTTTCCCTGACGGGCGCACCAAGATATTCGCCGTCGATAACTTCGACATGACCATGACTATTTACATTGCCGGTGAGCAAATCTCATCAGTGATGCGGGCAGTTATTGCGCAAGGATATTTGGATGTTAAACCGGCAGGGGTGGGCGTTACGAATTACATCATTTCAACCGAGGCGGGTGCGTTATTCGGCTTCGATTTAGATAACGAATATTCCCGAGGGTTCGATCGTGCATCCTGGGGTTCACCATTAAGGGCAACAAATGTCTAATGAAATTCTTCCGTTTGGGATCGGCGCTGGCGCAAATGTCATTCCTTATGCTGATTATGAGGCGCTGGCGGCTCGCGCTGGCGGTTTTGTCTCTGGTGTGGCACGGTCTGAACAGCTTAATACTGTGTGGCGCCAATCGTCGTTTGTGGCATCTGTACTGGCTCAGTTTATTGCAAACCGTTCAGGGCAGAATGTGCTGGACGATGGCGATACGGCAAAACTGCTGAATAATTTGGAGCTGGCGATCAAAACGTATGCCAATAACAATTTACCGGCAGCATCGATCACCACCGTAGGTATTACCAAGCTATCCAGTGAGACTAACAGTAGCAGCGAGGTATTAGCTGCTACTCCGAAAGCTGTTAAATCACTGAGCGATGCTACTTTAAAAACAGCTAATAACCTATCAGAGATCAAGCTGGCGGGTCCCGCCGCCGTCGCATCTGCTGTTGACAATCTTGGTTTAACAGAGGCCGCCGCCGCCGCTGCGAATGCATTGAAGAAAAGCGCTAATCTTTCTGACTTAATCGATAAGCCTCTAGCCAGGTCTAATCTTGGTGTCACTGCTGCATCATTGACAAATGCTGGATTAGTAAGGCTGAGTGACAATGTAGGTAGTACAGATACAACACTT